TCTTCGACGATCTCCTACCCAAATGGAACTACACGGCCATCCCGACGACACCATCTCTATGAAATCGGGAAGCTATTTCATGCACGATCCTAAGTCGCTTTTGATCCTTGTTTTTCGTGGGGCGATGAACTGTACTGGGGCTCATCGCTGAGTTTTCATGCGTGCGAAGCTTACCCTTAAGCAGATATGGATGATTCCAGCGGTGTCGGGTTTGCCGCTGGTGCCTATCCATAGTCTCCTGCACTCGATTCCACAACGCCTGACTGACTATAGACTTATGCTGACCCGGCCAAACCGAACTGTTGTGGGTGATCTTTCCGATGTACAGTGGATTCGTGAGAATGCGGTACACGTACTTCGGCGTCAGCTTGCGGCCGCCATGCCAACGGTTACGACTACTGAGCCAACGTTTCGTGACATGCCCCGCTTGATTGAGCTGATTCGTCAACTCGAGCAACGAAGCGTGTTCCAAGTAGCCCATGTAAATCTTGTTCACGAGATCGGCTTCTGCGGAGATAATGACGAGTTGTCGATCGACGATCTCATAGCCTAAGGGGGGATGCCCCGTCACCCATAGCCCCTTTTTCTTGGTCGCAGCGATTTTGTCACGAATACGCTCGCCTGTCACTTCGCGTTCGAACTGTGCGAAGCTAAGCAGCATGTTCAGCGTCAGCCGACCCATCGAGGTCGACGTATTGAATTGCTGAGTGACCGAGACGAAGGCAACCTCGTAATCGTTGAATTTCTTTATGATTTGGGCAAAGTCGTGAAGCGAGCGTGATAGCCGGTCGACCTTATAGACCACCACGATGTCAATTACCCCATGCTCTATGTCTTGCAGCAACTCACAAAGCCCTGGCCGATCCATATTGCCGCCTGTGAAACCGCCATCGTCATAGTGCTTGTCGATGACCTGCCAATGTTCGTGTTTCTGACTCTTGATGTAATCGACACCCGCTTGGCGTTGTGCGTCGAGTGAGTTGAAGGGCTGGTCGAGTCCCTCTGTGTGGGACTTGCGGGTGTAGATTGCACATCGGCGGTGAGCAGTGCTCATCCTGTGGACCTCACTCGGTTGAGCCCGAAGAAGCGTGGGCCAGACCAATGGGCGCCAGTGATCTCCTGAGCGATCAACGTCAAACTACGGTATTGCTGGCCTGCAAAGCGATAGCACTTGCGTCCATTGTCATCCTCAATCACCTTCACTTTGTACGTCTTGCCACGCCATTTTCGCACCAATGTCGCAGCTATCCGTAATTCAAGCCTCTTGTTACGCGGTTTTCGGATTTGACCCGCAGGTTTGTTTTTGGAAGCCGCGGCGCCGCCAGCCCGCCGGATTGCGGTATTGAGCAGGGCCTGGGTCTCAGCATCCATCCCACTGCAAGCCCGTTCTTGCATCCACCAAGCAATATCTCGGACCAACAAGGCACGAACTCGCGGCGTCCCTTTCTTACTGGTTTTACCTCTGGATTCCTGCCGCCACAATCGCTCAAGATCGGCCCTAGACAGACTCTTTAAGCTCTCAAGATCGCCGTTATTGAGAAGTTGTTTCATCTCTTGTATACACGACTATATCCAGGCGGAAGTCAAGCCGATTATCGTGCATTTGGCCATGAATAAAAGCCCTTACTACTCCTTATTCAATAGGGGCGAGCCGTTTCTTTGTCTGGCCCATTTGAGCCATTCTTCGCGAGTGATGGCCCGTAGCGGGGGATCATTTGATGGCGGGCGATGCGGGGCATGAAACAGCTCCTCTTCAAGGATCTGTTCCTGGCTCCTATGGATAAAGGCGATGTTCCTTTGCCCTATCCCGGGCAACTCCGGTCCAATAGGCGTAAGCCATTCGTAGGCTCCATTGCATCCCAAACCTTCGCCGGGCGGATATGGTTTTTGCTGATACTGGGCCATGAAGGTAATCGCGCCTATGCGCCTCATCGTATCCTTTAGTTCTTGTATGCTTTCGATTCGTGGGTTCAATGCCTCTCCCCAAGGCCTTATGAGCTTATCCCCGAAGATCTGGGGATAACGTTCGTCCTGCATCGCAACTGCCGGGATGTTTAACACGTCCCATCCGTTTTGCTTGAGCAGATGTCCAGTCAGGTCATTGGCGTGCAGCCGCTGCATTACGACAATGATCACGCCGTCGGCTTTGTGATTCAGTCGCTGGTAGATGTTCTGGTTGTACCACCGATTAACCTGTTCGAGCCGCTTTTCATCGTCGGCGTAGCTGGCGGGTAACGGATCATCGATGATGATCATATCGGCACCCAGACCAGTGATCCCTGAGCCGGGTGACAGAATATGGGCACTGCGCTGTCCACCTTGAGCTAATTGAATACAGCGGCCCCGCTCTTTGAGATTTCTGATATGTGGGAATACTGAACGGTAATGGGAGTGGGTCATCAAGCGCAGGCTCATTTGATGGTGCTCTTCGATCAGTTCCCGATTACCGGTGATACACATGATTTTCAACTGGGGATTGATGGCTAACGCCCAGGCCGGAAACGATACGGACGCATAGAACGATTTGAGATAGCGAGGGGGCATGTTGATAATCAATCGCTTGGTCTTTCTATGACGGCCACGTGTCAATGCATTTCCCAACAGTTCCAGGGACCAGTGGGGAATATAGGCCTGTTGTGGGAACATCCATCCAAAAGCCATGCGGGTGAAACAGTCCATCCGGGTCTGACAGAGGTGTTTCACCATTTCAGTCTTTTGACTCATGTCCGTCTCCTTGCCTGCGTGCAGCCTGTTGGTCGATGAACTGCTGAAGCATGGCTTCGGCCGCAGCGTTAATTTCAAACCCGTCCGTATCCGGCTGCTCTTTTATATGGGCAAACAAGAGCTGCCGAGCATAACGGTCACCTTTTAGGGCTGCGTTCACAATGCTCTTGATGAACACCTCACGTGTCGTCAAGGTCTTGACCTGGCCGTCTTCAGTGATCCGCAGGTTTCTGCTGAGTTCCTGCTCGATTAGCTTTTGCAAATCCTTGGTCTTCTTAGGCCGCCCCTTGGGATTGCCGGATTGACCTGGCTGAAACTGGGTGTGTCGCGGAGGTCTACCGTAACCGACCTCATAGTCTTGTTTGCTTTCATCACTCATGATTGTTTTCCTCACATATGGTATTACGGCGTTGGGCACTCAGTTGACTGTAGGTCATGCCCGTTTCTCTGTGGATCGCTTCTTGCCCGGTCCATTGTTGCCATCGTTGGATGGCAACGTCAGCGTATCGTGGCTCTAACTCGATCCCGTAACATAAACGATGTATTTTTTCGCAGGCAATCAGTGTCGAACCGCTCCCTAAGAATGGGTATAGGACAACCTCTCCACGACGCGAGCAGTCTAGAATGGCATCTTCGATGAGCTTGACCGGCTTGACGGTGGGATGCAGATTCAATGCATCGTCGCGATCGGGGTCACCGTCCTCGATGCTCATGCTGCGGACAGACGGATAATGCCAAACATTGCTGCGGGTTCGACCGAATTGCCCGAGTTCGAAATTGTTCTGGTGTGCTGCGTTGCCGTTCTTGAACACGAAGATCAGTTCGTGTTGGCTACGATAAAAACTGGCCATGCCGGGACGATCCTTGATCCAGACGCAGAGGTTCTTGAAGGCATCGTAGCGTTTTAGCCCCGCTGTCAAGATCTCCGAGACGTGCCTCCAATCCATGAACAAGAAGTGGATCGACCCAGGTACGCTGAAGCGACAGAGCAGCGTCATCACAGTATCCAGAAAGGCCGTGAACTCTTCGGAGGTCATCTCGCCGGCGGCCATGGCAAAATCGCCGTGCCGGCTCTTGCATACCTGGCCGATCTCGCGTGCGGCCAGGTTATAGGGGGGATCGCTGAAAATCATGGCTGCTTGTTGGTTTTCGAGTAACGTCTCATACGCTGCAAGCACCGTTGCATCGGCACAGAGCAGGCGATGGTCACCTAGATGCCAGGCGTCGCCCTTGCGGCATACGGGGTCAATTCCACTGGCTTGTGGCATTTCGTCAGCCTTGTCCGCTTGCTCACCAGTGTTTTCGAACTGAACGATTCGGTATTCGATCTCGCCATAGTCGAATCCGATCATCTCCCATTCAAAGTTCAGGTTGTAGTCGCTGAGGAACTTGAGGTTCTCGGCTAGCAATGATTCATCCCATTGAGCAA